CGTTCTTTGCGCCTGTAATGTATGAAACTATAATGAAACTAACCTCAGATAGGTCAGGTAAACTGTTGAATGAAACCGGTGAACCGTGGAGCTAACTTTTCATGGCGTAGAGTGGGAAACGATCAACAATTCTTTCTCTGATCGATACATGACTCTGTTAGAAAATCAACTGTGGGAGTCTGAAGAATACTATGAGGATGATGTCAGGCTAGAGTCTATTGAAGCAGAGATTTATGCGACCTGTAATGATTTGGGTATCGTGTACACTGATATAAATACGGTGCATGAAGAAACGGTTGATAATAGAGCCAAAAATCCACTGTACTCCAAACTAAATGACTTGATTCATTATTACGAGAGAGTCGAGCAATCATATCCTCCCAGATGGGGATACAGAAACGGCAACTCAGCTATAGAATTGCAGGATAGTGATTACGATTTCTTTACAGTAGATAGAAAATACGGATACCTGTATGTCATGTATCCTCATGTCGCAAGGCATTTCGCGGAAGCAGTAATGTCTGATGATCCTCATGGTACGATTGAGCCCCAGACACTAGCGCGACCAAACTTTTTCTGTTGGTTAGGCTCAGATATGATAGTTGAAGAGAAGTTTATGAGCCGCGCAAAGAACTTTATTGATAAATATGATTTATCTTATGACCTGACAGATAAGACATTGGCAGTAGGGTACATCCCTTTTGCAAGACTGAGAAAGGATGTGCCCAATCTACAAGAGAAATTGCAATGGATCAAGTGATTAATTCCGAATGGTCAAACACTTTATTGACATGGTGTTGCATTCTAGTTATAATGATACACTCAATTAAACGGAGATAGAAGATGGGTATCAAAGAAACGCGCGATGAACTAATCGCTCTACTACAGGCTGGTGAAGTCACGATCAACTTCCAAAAAATGGATGAAACTGAGAGAGAATTTGTTGCTACATTAAAAGAAGGTGATGTTCCTGCTTTGACTGAAGCAAATGATTCTAACTCTGATAAAAAGAAGCGTGACGATCAGATTGTGGTATGGGTTCCTGCATTGCTTGGTTGGAGAACGGTCAAATTAGACCGAATCAACTCAATTACTGCTTGACATTAGACTCCTGTTACTATATAATACATAGTAACAATCAAAGGAGTCCATCATGGCACGACAAAGACAAGAACCAGAGCAGAAAAAGGTACGCAAAAAACGCAAGCCGATGACTGTTGAACAAAAGGCAGCTGCCGTTGAACGTCTAGCTAAGGCTAGAGCAGCGCGGCAAGCTGCTAATCCCCCTCAGTACAAAAACATTCACCCTAAGGTCCTTGCATTGGATGAAGACGATTCGCTCTCATTCAACAAGGTCCGTGAGTGGATCAAATTCAACAAAGATTTGCTATCATCTCTCAGGCGCGAGATACGATCAGGAATAAAAGGTGCTGAAGCTAAGGCTGCATCTGTTTCTGCCTACATCAATGCTATGAACGCATATTTGCAAGGCGGTGATTGGATTGATAACTATTACGGCAGAGACCGAGAGCATAGAATGACATGGCGATCTGTTGCTATGGCATACTACCCTGATGGCGAACCTAAACGTACTAAAGGTATCTATTATCCTGATGTAGGATATGTCTGGGGTGAGCAGCCTGAAGGTCTTGAGGAGTTAATGGCATGATAGTAGTAGATTTCAATCAAACCGCGATTTCGACCTTCATGGGCGAGATTCGCGGCAGAACTGATGTTGAGGTAAATGTACCTCTGTTACGACACATGATTCTGAATGCCATACGTGGATACAAGACTAGGTTCGGCAATGAGTTTGGTGATCTTGTCATCGCATGCGACAATCGACACTATTGGCGCAAGAAAGTGTTCCCTTACTACAAGGCCTCCCGCAGAAAAGTGCGCGACGATTCAGGCTTTGATTGGCCTAGCATCTTTGAAGCACTGAACGCGATACGCAATGAGATAGATGAGTTCCTACCTTACCCTGTGATCGATGTAGATGGTGCTGAGGCTGACGATGTTATCGGCGCACTAGCGGCGTACAGTCAAACCGCTAAAGAAGGCGTGTTGTTCGAGGAAGCTGAGCCGTTATTGATTATATCTGGTGACCATGACTTCAATCAATTGCAGAAGTGGCCAAACGTGCATCAATACTCACCTGTCAAGAAAAAGATGATAAAGATTGAAGAATCGGCACATGCTATTTTGATGGAACATATCATCCAGGGTGACAAGGGTGATGGTGTGCCTAATATCTTGAGCGACGATGATACCTTTGTCACTGATAAGAGGCAAAAGCCAATTCGCAAGGTTCTATTGGCTGAGTGGAAGAAGATGTCACCCGAGGATTTTGTGACAGGTGATATGGCTGCTGGCTATGTGCGCAACAAGCAACTTGTAGATCTAAGCATGACTCCAGCGGATATAAAGGAAGAGATTATATCGTCATATCAACGGCAACTAAATAAAGATAAGGGTCAACTCTTAAATTATTTTATTAAATACAAATTGAAAGGCATGATTGATGTCGCGGAGGATTTCTAAGAATGAAGTTTAGACAAGTGGACGAAGGGTTTGAATGGGTATTCAAAGCTGAAGGTGTAGACGCACAGGTAGCAAGGCTCAAGCAATGGGCAGAAAACAACCAGACCTTGGTGTCTATCGTGCGATGGGGTGTTGGAGCGCAAAAAGTTGACTGGGGGCTGCCCAGCGGTATGCCAGATACAATCAAACTGGATGAAGATATCCCTGCAGGAATGAGTGATACAACTATCCAGATGGAATGGAGACGTATAAATGCATTCTCTGATCCTAATGGCAATATGCAAAAGCTGGTTGATTGGAAGCGAGAGGCTAACTGGATGCAGGTATTGGAAGGCTTACATCATATGGAAGCTAAGTGGTTGACGGCTGCTAAAGACGGGACGCTGCTAGAGCTATGTCCTCAGTTAGAGACTCTGTTGCCCGCATTGGGTATAGAGGAGTATAATGTCCCTGTAAAAAAGAAACCGCGAAAGAAAAGGTCTCCAAAGAAATCAGTCGCCTAGTCAGGGCGATATGGGTCATAGTAACGACCCCATTGCCAATCCGCTGGTAGCTCAAATCCATCTAATTCAACGAGATGCATTTTGCCAGTGGGTTCGACGCACCACTTTCGCTTAGATCTACTGTAGGCTGATTCACGAATCTTGCGTATTGTAGAAGGCTTATGCTTTCTACCGTACATAGGGTTAAACTCACCTCGACGGGTGCCTTTCATAGTCTTGGATACTTTATCTCGGAACTCCTGACTGCGCCCTTTCTGCACTGCTGGGTGATTCTCTCCTAGCTTGGCTTCTCTAATACGTTGTCTTCCTTCTGGAGTGTGCCAAGCTGTCCTGTCTCTACAGCGGTCTACAATAGGAAGGTTTTGCTTGTTAGCAATGATCACATAGTCTCGCACACCTTCTACAGTGGACTGCTTGATGATCATCTCGCGTGGCTTGGGGACCTCTTGTAGGGTGTTTTCATCGACAATCCAGTACTCGGATCGCGTCAGGAAGAGAAAAAACCTGCTTGCTCTAGCCATATTGTATATACTCAAATCAATGGTTATTGCATATTTATATAACAAAAGGATCTAAAAAAAGGCGAAAAAAAGGTTGCGAAGGGCACCAATATAGCATATAATAGTGTTTCAAAAGTCGAGTTGAGAGAGAAAATATGATTATATCAACACAGATAGCCCGAGCATTCAATAAAGCAGTAACCAGTACTGAGAACCTGTGGGAAGATGGATCAGTTAATTGGAACTATGTGGATGCAGATGTACACATGAACATGCTGGGCAAAGCGCCAGACAACTATACAGATCAGTTTGATTACCTGGCTGATTGCTACACTGGTTACGTCAGTCCAGCAGACCGCATAGTACAGCTCTGCTGACTCTAGGCTGCTCCGAGTCTCAGGTTCTTAGAATTTCAATTGCTGCAATGAAAAGGCTTTAAATATGTACTACACTCACACGGTCAACCCTATTGGATGCTTCACTGAGAAGGATCATGGACAGTACTTTGAGTACTCTAATAACACTGATAGGGTAGAGAACTGTAGCGAGTGGTGCTGCTTTCCTCATCTAGTGTGGGTCGGTGACACGGCTGGTGGTGCTCCTGGCTATCGTTATGCGACTGTCAAAAAGACCGTTGCTTACATCGTTGTGGACGAGGACGAGTCCGGTCGCCCAGTCATTGAGAAATGGCAACTAAAGAAAAACAACCCTTACGAGGTGCTCGAGGTGACTAACCCAGAGCTTATTCTGGACCCTTCTAAGCCTGCTTATATGATCAGAACGTTATAAGCATATAACAAAAGGTTCTAAGAAAACGTGATAAAAAGGTTGCGTTTAGGGTCAGATTGTCATATAATAGTAGTTCAAAAGTTGAGAGAGAAAAGTTATGCGATATACGAAAAAAGAATTTCTTCAGTTGCTAGAAACAAAACTCAAGTCTGAGGTATGCCCTATTCGCATCGCACAACTTGAAATGAAGATATTCAAATTAAAGTTGGAGTCAGCAGTTATGGTGTAGCGTTACGGCAGGAGCGCGGCTGTGTCGATACCGCGCATGACTGTTTCTTTTTTTATTGTTAGGATGTGAATTTTATGGCTTATATATCAGCAACTGAAGTTAAGGCGATTCGTGAAGAACTCAAGAAGGAGTTCCCTAAGTATCGTTTCTCGGTTCGTAAATCCTCTGGCGGACTAGCCGTTTCCGTCTCTCTCACTAAAGGGCCCAAGGGTCTGCTAGAAACTGTCGGTGAGCAATTCACTGGCTCTGGTTTTCAGTCTATCAACCACTATCATACGAACATGTATGGCGAGTACAAGGGTATGTTTGACAAGATCCTTACCACTATCAAGTCTGCCCCTGCTAAAGTGGGTCGCGGTTGGTATGACAACTCCGACGCAATGGTCGATTACTTCGACACTGCTTTCTATATACATATGGAAGTAGGCCGATACGGCAAAGGGTACACAACGGTTTAGGAGATACAATGAAAAAATTAGCAATTGCCGCGGTAATCATCGCGGCTTTAGGTGTTTCACAATCAGTAGAGGCTAGTAGCACTAGTGACAAGGTTGCTATCGGCGTTACTGGCATCCTAGTTGGTAAGTGGTGGAGCGACAGGCAGTCGTATAGTCCAGCGTACTCTGGCTATGAGGAATACTCTAGCATGGGTTATTACAGTTCCTCAGGCACATGGTATCCCTTTGATAAGCGGTACCCTCGTTTCAGATGTCGAGGCAACCGCATAGATTGTGCATACCAGATGGGTGTGTATGAGCGAGAACGCGCAGCCTTTAACGAAGCAAAGCGTCAGGCGTATGAGTGCGGTAGATGGGGCAGGTGTAAATGATTGTACTAACTGACATAGACGGATGTGTACTTGACTGGGAAGAAGGCTTTACAGTATGGATGGATCATCGCGGTCACACCCAGGTTCCTGGATACAAGGAGCACTACGGCATCGACACTCGGTATGGCATGGAGAAGTCGTTGTCAAAGAAACTAGTCGAGCAATTCAACTCTTCGGCTGCAATAGGCTTTCTTCCTCCGCTCCGTGACGCGCAGTACTATATCAAGCTGCTGCACGAAAAGCTACAGGTCAAGTTTGTAGCGGTCACTAGCCTAAGCGACGATCCTTATGCAAAGAAACTGAGAGAGCGCAACCTTGCTAAGTTATTTGGCGATAACACTTTCGAGGAAGTTATATGCTTGCCTTGTGGTGCTGACAAGGATGATATCCTCGAGGAGTTACAGGCAAAGTATGCTGACAGTATCTGGATCGAGGACAAAACTACAAACGCTAGGGTAGGTGCTGCTCTAGGTTATGAAACTTTATTGATCGAGCATAAATATAACATGCACGACCAAGGAGACTTCACTCTGGTGAAGGGCTGGGAAATGATTTACAACTATATAGAGGTAAACTATGAGCGTTTATGCACTGGAACAGTTTGAATCTTTTTGTCGCAAGATGTACCATAGGAACTGCGAGGAGCGCGGTGAATGGGGTGATGAATTATTGACCTACGAGGAATACACGAACAATAATCGTGGCTTCCTAATTCACATTTACGAGCAACTGGAAGATGAGTCTTTCGGTGAAGCATTAAAAAAAGGGAGCCTTAAGGAATGGATGAGATCACTCTAACTGCAATAACATTTACCTGCACTTTCATATCGTACTACACAGGCAGATACTTCGGTGGTGCCAAAGGTCAGGCTGTAGGCATGGCTATTGTTATGTGCTGGCTAAAACAGCGACCTGAATCTTGGGCGAACTGTGAGAAGGACTTCTACAGGGATATGAGAAACCTCTAAATGGAAGACTTTTATTATTACGCCAGTGGACAGGAAGTCGAACCTTATTCAGCTAAATTCATAGAGTCCGACACGGAACTACGGTACGAATTCAACAAGGAAAACGAACCAGAAGAGCTTCTAGCCAATGGCTGGGAAGAGATGTCTAACGGCGAGTATCCCTGGAGTATAACAAGTCCCCTTGATCATGACACCGTGGACATTAGGTATCGAATCAACAAACACGGATTCCGCTGCAATGAAATGCCCTTTGCTGCTGCACCACGCGCGGTGATCGCATTAGGGTCTAACATGGCTTTCGGTGTAGGCGTACCAGAACCCATGACTTGGCCTCATCTAGTGGCCAGTAAGCTAGGGCATCGTGCAATCACACTAGCTAAACCCAATTCGTCGCTAGAATCGCAGTATAGGCTGCTTCTCGCGTGGTTACCGCAGCTACAGTCGGAGTATGTAGTATTGCAGGAGCAGCATGACTCCTTGAGCCAATGGGAGCGATTTGAGGGTGAGGAGCTTATAAGCGAATTCATCCCAGGTGATGTGCGACCAATGGAAAAGATTAGACGGGACATGGTACTCAGGGCTATGCAATCATTGTGTAATCAGTTTAACTCTACCTTTATTCACATATCTCCTGAGGTAGAACTACTCGACGAGCCTGACTACGGCAGAGACCTAATGAGTCCTGGTAGAAGGCAGCATCGATATGTCTCATACCAAGTACTGAAGCGCATGGGGCAACTTGATTGATAAAACGCCCTCGAAGTATGCTATTCGGATCTGAACCTTGTAACTACAACTCTGCATGGATGACAGGTGATACCGAGGAGATGTATCTCAACCAAGACCGTGATGCACTGAAAACTCACGGCTGGGATAACAAGGCTAAAGCATACAGCCTAAATTACACTACCAATGAGTATGGCTTCAGGGAAGAGCGAGACTACCGACTCCAAGGCGACATGGCTCTAGGCTGTAGTTTCACATATGGCATGGGAGTGCATAAGGAAGACACTTGGCCTAGTATGTTGGGGGGACTGACTGATAGACACATCTACAACTTCGGTATGCCTGGACATGGGCTGATGGGCGCGTTTCGTATAGCGATGCATTTTGCTCTACTGCTCAAGCCCAAGAATGTCTATATCCTAGCTCCAGGGTTTGATCGCATAGAGTATTTTTACCCTCACGATTCTACTTGGGCGCCACACGGGGGTTGGAGTGACCCGTCTGATGAAGTAGCCATGACAATGTTGAGTCAGGAGAATGCCTTTTTACTAAACTCCACGGCTCTATGTGGCATCAAGGGTATTTGTGACTCAATTGGTGCTAACATGTATATGATACACCCTGCTATTGGAACGCAAGGGGGACACGCTATTGGCGTTATGGGTAGAGACCTAGTACACCCAGGTAGACTGGTTCAGAAGGAGTATGCCAAGCTGTTCGCAACTACTGAACCCTGGACATTCACACATCAAAACATCGGAGCGGC